GGGATGACCGGACGAGTTTTGAAGTGTGTTAGTGCGTTAGGGGTGATTTCCACGGGGTAGGGGGCGGTTTGGTTGGAGATCAAGACAGCGAAGGATTTAGGCTTGGTCAATCGAGCGATCAAAGAGCGGTGGAACGTCGACCGCGAAGCGGTTAAGGCGGCTCTAATGGTTTGCTTGCAAGATCCGGACCTAGCTCCCAAGGCGGCGAAGATCCTACTGGATGCCGATGCACTCGACGAAAAGCGAGACGCGGCAGACGAAAGGAGGCTACTGAAAGAAAATGAACAACGTCTACGACTGCTTGAACTCGCTAAGTCTATCCCAGTTGCAGAGCTTACTAAGCTCGCATCCGATCACGGCGTCATCAGCCGACCCGATTAAGGGCGATGAGCGGATGAAGCAGCGGGAGCTTATGGCTTCCAAGCGGGCGGCAGAGCGGGACTTGAAAATCCCTGCCCCTAAAAATGCAAAGCACAGGGAAAGGGCTTTGTTGGACGCCGAGTTTTTCCTAGGCCACTACTTTGGAAACGTGTTCTACGAGCCGTTGACTAGCGACCGTCTGGACATGCTCGAATCCATCGAGAATGCAGCGTTGTACGGCGGCGATCAAGCTATTGCTGGTCCTCGGGGCGAAGGTAAAACGCGAATAGTTCTTTATCAAAGCATCAGGCTTTTGCTCAAGGGGATAAGTCGATTCCCTATCGTAATCGGAAAGTCTCAAACTAAGGCGGAAAAAGACCTAAAAACCATTCGGGAAAAGTTCCAGCAAAACAAGCAGTTTCTTGATGATTTTCCAGAAATTGGCTACCCGTTCAAGGCACTTGGGGGATGGGCCAGCCGTGCCAACATGCAGACCGTTGCAGGCGAATACACTCAAATAGAAATGGCAAAGGATCACTTGATATTCCCGACGATCCGACCGGACCAGCTTGACTGGAGCAAGGATTTTGAACTGGTAAGCAAAGGGCAGATTTTTGCTTGCATGGGGATCGATGGACCGATTCGAGGGACCACCTACCGGGATGAAAGGCCGACGCTAGCAATCATTGACGACGTTGAGGATAAGCAAGCGGCTAGGTCCGAAACCTTGATAGCGCAGATTGAGGCCATTATCGAAGAGGATATTGGAGGGCTAGGCTCTAGCTCCGAACCGATCGCGCGGGTGTTTCTTTGCACGATCCAAAACCGAAAATGCAATGCCTACAAGTACACTGACGTTAAGCAGAAACCCAGCTGGCGCGGCCGTCGCTATCGCAAGATGATAAAGCCCCCGGACCGTATGGATTTGGTGGAGCGGTTCATCGAGTTATGGCAAGATCGCAAAGCCGACGACCCGGACGCTAGAGAAGCATTCCGTTTTTGGCGTGACAATCGAGCCGAGATTGAAGCCGGTTGCATTGTCAGCAATAAATACAGCTACAGCAAAAAGCCACACAGCGACGGCGAACCGATGGAGGTTTCGGCGATTCATAGTTACTACATTCGCGTCGCTAGGTATGGTGCTAAAGCGGTGGCTACTGAAATCGACAACGACCCCCCGGAGGATGCGGGGCCAGTCGGCCAGGGTTTGACCCCTGAGATAGTGGCGTCAAGGATTAGCGGGCTAGATCGGTATCGCGTTCCAGCTAGCACTGTAGCCCTGACAGCGGCGATCGACCTAGGCAAGTATCGTTGCCATTGGGTAGTAGCAGCATGGCAGCAAGGCGGTACGGGCTTTATCGTTGACTACGGCGAAGAGGCAGTATTCGGGACCGATAAAAGCATGGATACCGAAGCTACCGAAGCGGTTCTTTATCAGTGCTTGCTAGACTTTCGGACTAGCCTACTCGAAAAGCAATTCCTAGATCCGTCCGGGGCGCGTAAGCCGGTTGATTTTTGCCTAGTCGATTCCGGCAACTTCACTCAGGCGGCGTACCAGTTCTGCAAAGGCATGGGCGGGATTTTCCATCCATCGAAAGGCTATAGCCCATATCGGCATCGCGACAAGAACGAAGAGAATACGATTGTTGGCTACAACCTGCACGCAAAGAAACTACCGGCGCATAATGTTTGGCTCTATGAGCTTGATACGGACTACTGGAAGCAATTCGTTCACGAAGGTTTTTTGACGCCGACATTTAACGACAACAACGAATTTAGGCGAAAATCTCTCTCGATTTTTAATCCTGAGGGAAGCCGAAAGCACGTCTATTACGGCAAGCATATCACAGCGGAAGATTTAGTAACCGATGGCGGCAAAACCTACTGGAAGCCTTCCGGTCTAGACAATCACTGGCTCGATGCAACTTACATGGCAGCGGCAGGGTCCGAGGCTTGCGGCGTCAAACTAATCGCCCCAAGCGAAATCGAGGTTGCTCCAAAGCATATCGGCGATGAGCCGAAACAAGCCAAGCCTGTTCAGCAAGCCTACAGGCATGGGCAGCAACGATTCAGACAGCGGCAAGGTGGATGGATTCCCAAACGGAGAGGATGATATGAGCAAGAGGCCAAAGCAACAAACAAGCAAGCGGGAATGGGTAGATCCTCGGGTTGACATCCAGCCAATTCAACCGCAAGAGCCAGCGCAAACGCACCAGGAATTTAGCCAGGGTATCGTCAGCAAGATGGCCGAGTCGCTAGGGATTCCCTCCGACCTTCCAGACTACGAAAGCCCCAACTACTCATCCGCAAGAATCCACATGCAAGCGATGAAGGACGCTAGCGAAACCCCTATCCCCCGCGAAGATGAAGCAAGACCCTGCACCCTATGCGAATCGCGCCGACCGATCGGCAAGAGCTACTCGAGGGTCTATTGCACCAAGGCCAAGGTTCGCTATTGCCGATGCTCCTATTGCGGGCATACTTGGGCGCAAGAGCGTAAATAATTTGTAGCAGTGTACTAATGGAATAGTACAGGCATCTACCAAAGGCCAGCAAGCCATGCAACGATTGACGCATGGCATCAGCGGCATCTATGTTGGCACTAATCGACGCAGCTATTGAGGCCCTTCTAACCGGAGGGGCGTCTCAGTATTCCATTGGCTCTCGGACCGTCACTAAGCTCGACCTAGCGGCGTTGATGGCCGAGCGAAACAAGCTACTCCATCAAGTCCAGCGTGAAAGCGGATCGGGCGGCATCTCCCTTGGGCGAATCGTGGGGGGCCGTCGATGATCGAGCGATTTATCGATTCGGTAGTCTCGGCAGTTAGCCCCATCGCAGGATTGCGACGGCAGCAAGCACGCAGGGCCCTTGCCAGATCCTACCAAGGTGCCGAACCATCGCGGGTATCGAGCAACAGACACCCCAAGAATCTACCAGCCGACCAAGAGCTAATGGGGCCATTCGGGGCCGACCGACTCAGGGCAGAGGCTAGGCGATTGGTTCGAGATAATTCCTACGCATGGGGAGTTGTAGACACTATCGTCTCTTCCGTTGTCGGCGCGGGAATTCAAGCCCAATCGACCTTCGAGACTCCCGAAGGGGACGACATCGAGGACATCAACGACCTGCGCGATAAGGCTTGGTCCGAGTGGTCCGAAGTCGCGGATATCAACGGGCGTTTGACCCTCGAAGAAATCCAGATTATCGCCCTTCGCGAAATGGTCGAAGCGGGCGAGGTGCTTATCCGCATTGTCAATCTACCCTCGACCGAATACCGGGGAATCAGCCGACCGATTCCGATGGCTCTTGAGATCATCGAAGCCGACAGGCTAGCGACCGATCGAGACACGTACACGATGGGAGTCGATCGCGGCGATGGTACGCGGGTGATTCGCGGCATTAAGGTTGACGAATACGGCAAGCCTATATCGTACATGATCTACGAGGACCATCCGCTACAGCCTTACGCGGTAAGCCGAACGCCAAAGGAAATTCCGGCCCGGGAAATCATCCACCTGTTCCGCCAGGATCGAGTCGGCCAGACGCGGGGCGTTACTTGGTTTGCTCCAGCGTTGGCATCGATTCGCGACCTTGGAACGTACTTGGACAACGAGTTGCAGGCCTCGGCTATCGCATCCTGCTTCACGGCGGCAATTAAAACCGAAACGCCATTGGGCAGTCTGTCTGATCCGGACACCGGCAGCGGCATCGATAAGGCAGGCAATCGAGAGCGATACATCGAGCCGGGCCTAATTTTCGACCTTAACCCAGGCGAGTCGGTTGACATTATCAACCCGACCCGACCGAACACGAGCGCGGGCGAATGGACCAAGGTTATTCTTCGCGGTATCGCGGTAGGGACCGGGCTATCCTACGAGGTTGTAGCCCGCGACTATTCGCAGACCAGCTACAGTTCGAGCCGAACCAGCCAACTCGAAGACCGTCGGCGGTTTCGCATTATCCAGAAATACATCATTCGGCACTTGCTCCAGCCTGTTTGGGATCGCTTTTGTGATGCAGCAAGCCGAACCAACCTCGACGGATTCCCAGGGCCTAGCGACCTATTGAGCGACCGCAGGCGGTTTACCCCCGTTGAATGGCAGACTCCTAAATGGGAATGGGTCGATCCGGGCGTTGAGCAAGCGACAAGCGAATCGGGCATCAATTCGTTTACCGCGACTTACGCGGATGTCCTTGGGGCTCAGGGCCAAAACTATCGCAAGGTCTTCTACCAGCGGGCCAAAGAAAACGAACTCCTTCAAAAGCTTGGTTTGCAGACCCCGGAACAGCAACAACTAGCAATTTCGGCGGCTCAGACCCAAGGGGCGGCAGAGACCCAACCAGCGACCGGCAGCGGCGAAATGATGGGGCTCTCAACGCTTCAATTCAACCGAAACCGCAAAGCCATCGACAAGACCCTCAACGAGCTAGCTAGCGGGGCGATTAGCGAAGCGGCGGCAAAGGTGTTCCTATCGTCGGTCGGCATGAGCGAAGCGAGCGTACAGGCCCTAATTGACGACGCAAAAGACGGATCAGTGGACGCGCTACCGGCTGAGGTGCAAGCATGAACAAGCAAGACCTAATCAAGCGACGCAAAGAACTCGACGCAAGACGCCAAACCAAGCCCATCGAGGGCGGCTCAATCGTTCGCCAATTCGGGACTGTGAAGGATGGCCGAGCGGTGATTGCAACCGAAACGCCGATTGACATCTACGATCAGGATCGCGGGTGGATCAAGCAAGTATTGCTCATGGATGGCGTCCGGTTTCGCAACGATAAAAAGCAATTGCCTATTGTCGACAGCCACAACGACAAGACAGTACGCAACGTCTTTGGCTCGATTCGCAATATCGTAATCGAGGGCGATGAGCTTCTAGGCTCTCCTGATTTCGCAAGCGATCCAGACTCGCAGACTGTCGCAACCAGATACACCGAAGGACACCTAAATGACTTCTCGATTGATGCCCAGATTCTTGAGCGTCAATTCGTTCGAGAGGGCCAAACGTACACCACCCGACAAGGCAAGGTGATTGAGGGTCCAGCGGAAATTGTTACCGCATGGGAACCGCATAACGCTTCGATCTGTGCAACGGGCGCGGATCCGAATTCTACTGTTCGCAGGTCTTATGACCAGGAAAGGGTTGAACGTATGGACGAGTCGCTTTTGGCAACTCTCAAGGGGCTCGGGTTGCCAGAAGGCATGACCGATCCAATGCAGATCATTGTTTACCTCGCAGGCAAGGCGGCAGGCCAGGCCGGTTCTGACGCGGCTCCGATGGGCCAAGTCGAATCGATGGCAGGCATGGAAAAAGAACCCGAAGAGACCATGCGGGCTGAGCATGTCGAGCCAGCCGAAGACACCGAAAAGAAAGTCGAAGCCGAAGTTGCAAGACAACTAAAGGCCGACGCCGACCGACGCAAAACTATCGTTGCCCATTGCATGGTTGCAAAGCTTGAGCGTAGCTTTGCAGACTCTTTGGTTGACGATCCAAATGTGACCGTTCAGGACGCTACAGAAAGGATTATCCGAAAGATGGCTTCTCAACCACTAGGCGGGGCCGTCGAGGGCTCCAGTTTTAGCGTTACCGAAAGCGAGCATGATAAGTTCATGGCTCAGGCTTCGGCGGGTCTTGTGCAGCGATGCTGGCAAGGCCAGATCAAAAAGCAAAAGGCCCCGGACGTTCAAGGCGCGGAACACTTCCGCAACCTTGGGCTCTATCGGCTTGCTGAGGCTTGCGTCCGGCGAATGGGCGTCAATCCAGAGCACCACAACAAAGGCGATATCGTTCGCATTGCGATGGGCCACCCGGGGATTGTTGGCCGACTGAATATCCGTCGATCAAACGACGTTTACCACACCAGCGGATCGTTCTCCAGCCTGCTTTTGGATGCGGCCAGCAAGACCCTGACGGCGTCTTACGTCGAGGCCCCATACACTTGGGACCAATGGGTGCGACAAGCTCAGTCGGTTGACGACTTCAAGAACATCAACCGAATCAGCCTTGGCGAATCGCCAAACCTTGAAGTAGTTCCCGAAGGCAAGGACTACCCAGAGGGCAAGGTTGTCGACCAACGCAAGAGCTACAAAGTTGAGAAGTACGGAAAGGAATTTACCGTCACCTGGGAAACGGTTATCAACGATGACCTCGACGCCTTGTCCCGCATCCCGGCGATGCATGGCTCGGCGGCTCGTAGGACGCAAGAAAAGGCGATCTATGACGTGTTCCTGTCGAACCCGACCATGCCCGATGGCGTGGCTCTTTTCTCGGCATCGCACGCATCCGGAACTAACCTTTCGGGCGGTGCGGCGGCTCCAGGCAAGACGACCTTGGACAAAGCTTTCGAGGTGATGGGCAAGCAAAAGGGACTCAACAGCGATGTCTTCCTTGGGCTTACCCCGTCTATTCTCTTGGTGCCTTTGGCCTACGCCGGAACAGCCTTGGAGCTTGTCAATTCGACGGCATCGGTCGAGAGCGAGAAAAATAGCGGAGTCTCGAACCTTTACGGTCGTGGCGGTGCTCGGCAGTTGCGAGTTGTTGCAAGTCCATACCTGGATGCCAATAGCTCGACCAACTGGTACGCAGTGGCCGACAACAGCCTGATTGACACAGTTGAAATCAGCTTCCTGAGCGGCGAAGAATCGCCAGTCTTGGAGTCTGATTACAACATCCGAAACGATTCGTACATCTACACGGTGCGTCAATCGTTCGCAGCAGCGGTAATCGAACATCGCGGCATCTTCGCTAATCGTGCGTAGTGTCGATTGAAATCTAGCCCCTGGGCGATTGCTTGGGGGCTTTTTGGGACGGCAACAAAATTCACAAAACAGGAACATAAGAACATGGGCGACATGCGCGACTTTCAGATTTTTTACGATGACTTCAACGGGGCGGTAGCAACCTTCCCAACTTCGGCAGACCCGGCTACGGCTTGGCTTGTTGATGATACATCATCCTCCGGCGCTCCGACCTATTCCAAAGGGACTAGCGAAGCGACCCTAACGCTTGCATCCACAAGCGAAGTCGAAAATGTTTGCTTGCACTTCAATGATGCACTGGACTTCGACATCGACTTGATTCAACGTCTTGAGATGCGGGTGAAGATCGGGGCAGCTACCTTCACAAGCGGTTCAATCCTTTGCTTCGGTCTTGGCTCGGCTCGAAACGACACCGCTAACGACGTAGCGGCCAATGCTTGGTTTCGCATGGAGGGCGCAAGCAGCACAACGCTTGTTTACCTGGAAACCGACGACGGGGTGCGCGACAACGACGACATCTCCAGCGGCGTAACCCTTGGGACCACGTACAAGGAATTTGTGATTGACTTCACGGGCGGCAAAAGCGATGTCAAGTTCTACATCGACGGCCAGCGAGTCGGCGCGACAACCACCTTCGATATGAGTGGCTACTCCTCGGGATTGCAACCGCTTGTTCAGTTGCAAAAATCGTCCAGTGCCAACGTCGATTCGGTTGTTGTCGACTACTTCAAGGTAACTTGCAAGCGAGCCTAATCGATGAGCTTGCGCGATACCATCATCGAGGATGCCAAGAACGTCTTCGCCAACCCGCAAGACTTCGCCGAATCGATCGTTTACTACAAAAGAAACGGTCGGTCGAGGAAAATAAACGCGGTAGTTGTGCGAGACGATTCCTTGCAGCTTCCAGAGGCGTCAGACCTAGTAACCCCACGGTTTATGGTTTACGTCTCGAATGATGGATCAGAAGGCATCGAGAGCAAAGAGCTAGACCTCGGCGGGGATCAAATTGGACTATCCCCCCGAGTTGGCGAGCCGGTTGAGCGGCGGTCTATTGTTCGACTTGTTGAGCATGACGAAGGGATGTTAGTTTTAGAGTGTCGCTAGCAATCATCGAACTCATCGCGGTTGAATTGGAATCCAGGCTATCGGCTATGGTGGGCGATTCGACTACGTACCCAACCGATGTCCAGGAAGTAAAGCGACCTACTCGATTCGCAAACTACACGCCGATCGATCGCCAGATCATCGTTACCCAGGGAGCTCAAAACGAAGTCCCTGAGTTATCTTGTCCGGGCAATCCTCCGGCGGTTGCGTTGGCTCAACAGTTCAATATCCGCCTGGTTTTGATGCCCTCAGAGCGAAGCCAAGACGCAATCGACACGCTACTAAATCAATTTGGGTCAGATGTTCGCAAGTGCATCTGTACCCCGGCTAGCTCCTGGCACACGTTCGACGGAAACGCTTTGTTTGCTACCTTCGGGACCAAGATCAACTTTACGTCCGATGGCGGTATCGACGGGGCGAACATGCAGTTGATCGTAACCTATCGAGTCGATGAAGACGATCCGACAGTGAGGCGATGACGCAATGATAATCGACATCCAGGCACACGAAGAAAAAGCGAAGCTCGCTGCCGAGCGGGTAATCAACTACGCCGATGGGCTAGAGAAGGCTTTTAGTAATCGCATTGACGAAGCGACAAGGGACGTAAGGCGGCGAACTCAGCGAGAAATCGTTACAGCGATGGCCGTTGAAAGGGTCGAGGAGCTTAGGTCTTTTTGCGTTGACGAAAAGATAATCGACAACGTACTAGCCAAGGAATCGATACTGAAAATCGACGACACGTTTACCGTACCGCTTAGGGCATTCAAAGCACGGCAAACGGTCGAAGGGGTCGAGATTGAATTCGTTCGAGGTACCCCGGCGATGGTCTTCGATGGGGCTTTCGGGCCGAAGATTCCTAAGCTCGGCAAAAACATTTACAAGCGGCTCGGACGGGCTCGATTCCCAATCCAGAAACTCAGAGACTTGCAAGCAACCAAGATCGAGGGCGTCAAGGATGCCTTCGATCGCGGCGCGGCTCAGGCTAAATCGATAATGACCCGCAAGCTCAAAGAAGCCAAACAGGACGCAAACGACATACTCGGGAGAGACAAATATGCTACTACGTAAAAAGACCGTTTTGGGTGCCAAGATCGAATCGACCGTAGGCACAGCCGAAACCATTGCGGCAGCGGATTGCACCGTCAATGCTTATGACCTAATGATTAACCCGGAGTTCCCTTTCGAGGAACGGCAAGGCCAAGGCGGTTTCGGTCGCTTAGCATCCATTCCAGGGGCCAGAATTGGCCGGGCTACCTTCTCGGTCGACCTTGCCTACGATGGCTCGGCAGTTCCGGCATGGGCTAGCACTTTTCTTCCGGCTTGCGGTGTAGTTCTCTCGACGGCAACCTACTTCCCCAAAACCGAAGTTCCGGCATCGGGGAGCAGCGTAAAGACACTCACAATTGCGGGGTTCTTTGATGGGGTCCGGCGGCGAATTTACGGGGCGGTCGGTAATGCCCGGTTCGTCCTCCCTACCGGTAGAATGGGCCGGGTCGAATTCGACTTCCAAGGGGTCTACGATGACGAGGCAGACGCGGCAATTCCAAGTTCGATCAACTATGTCAATACGCTACCGCTTCGCGTTGCAGGCGGTGCTACGTCTTGGGCGTCGACGAATATCTGCCTTGAGTCGGCAACGATCGACCTGGGCAACGTGATTACCGCTAGGGAATGCTCAACTTCGGCGGCTGGGGTCGATAACTTTGTTATCACTGATCGCAATCCGCGAATTACCGGCAATCCAGAATCCAAGTTGATTGCCACTCAAAACCGATACAGTCAATTCCGCGATATGACCGAAGGAAGCCTATCGTTTACGATCGCGGGCCCAACAACCTCAACGCTTGTCTTCGCAATGCCTAAGGCTCAGCTAGTAGCCAAGCCAATGGGCGAGCGAAACGGCATTATGACCGATCAACTTGAATGGCAAGCAAACAAAAACGTGGACGCTTCGGATCAAGAATTCTCAATCGCTTTTAACCATGCAGCCTAATACATTCACAGACAAAATCGACGGGTGTGACATCGAGTTTACCTTGAACCGCTTGAAGTTCCGAAAGACTGAACAGGTCTTGGGGCTCATCAGCGATTTCAGGGAATCGACCGAACCAAAGAAGCAGATGGCAGCGATTCGCGAAGCCGTCTCGATTTGTTTGACCGGTTGGAGTCTCGACAAGCCTTTGAGCGATTGGGACGAAGAGATTGAAGTTGCCGACGCGGTAAAGCTTGTAAGTTGCTGTTTGCGAGGCAATTCGGCAAGCGAAGGTGATAAAAAAAAATAAGGACAGCCGCATTTATCCGATGCGGCGAATTATGCAAGTCTTGCACTCGAAATCAATGCAACAACAAGCCGAGCAGCGACCTCCCGTTGATGTTAGCTTGCCCAGGTTGCGACGAGTCTGGGTGCGATGCTTGCGAGGGTCGAGGGTATTTTGAAATCGTCGATTGCCCAAAGGATTACGTAGGGCATCGAGTCAGTACAGCAGCTAACCTTGCGGCTTGGGTCTCGAAAGGGGTCTTGCCAGAGGCGGGCGGGATTTACGATCAGGATGCTTGGTTTGTTTCGGTGCAAAATGCACTTGAAGCAGACGTGAATCGAATCGAAGAACAAAGGCGTAAAAATGGCTGACGTGGAAGTCACACTTGGAGCAAAAAACGAAGCTTCGGCGGTGTTGCGTCAGTTCTCCAGCGAGGTGACGCAAACGGCTCAACAAGTCGAATTTTCGATTCGTGGCCTAGCTCAATTAGCAGGCGTGACGGCAGCGGTGATTGCAATCGTCGAAGCAGGCAGGGCGGTTGTTGGGTTTGCATCGGCATCGGTTGCGGCGTTTGACGATTTGAACCGTTCATCGATCAAGCTTGCCGAGACGGTCGCTCTAATCCCAGGGGCAGGCAAGGCAGCATCGGATGAAATGGTCAAAGTTGCCAATAGCCTTGAGCGAATGACCAACGTGGATTCGGGTCGCATCCAAGATCAGATGGCTCAGGCATTGCGGCGCGGTGCTGGGGTGGGCGATATCGAGGACATGGCCGAAGCGGCTCTTGGGTTGTCGCGAGTGTTTGATCGAGATTTATCCTCAGCGATGCGGATGGTCGAGGATGCGGTAAAGGGCAACTTTGGGGCGTTCGAGGGATTGATTCCGAATATCAACGAACTAGCCACAGCGGAAGAACGGCTTGCGGCAGTCAGTGAATTGGCCACCAAGGGGCTATTGAATAAGGCTGAGTCGGCAAAGCACGCGACCGAAGCAAGTGACGCGCTAAAGGTGGCGGCGCACAATCTTTACGAGGCTTTCGGGGCTTTGCTTGCCCCGGTTCGAGATGTTGTCTATCGAGGCTTTGCGGTTGCCTTTGAGTTTATTCAAAGCTCGATGATTCCGGCGATGGATGATTTTGCTCAGCATGGCAGAGACCTAGCAAACACGATGCAAGGCGTAAGCAAAACGATTGCCGAAGCTTTCGTTACTGGGTTTACAGCGGCAGAGATCGCGGTGTTCAGGTTCGAGGATGTGCTTGAAGTGATTTCGGCGTCTGTACTGCTTTCGGCTAACAAGATCTACAACGACGTAGTGTTTGTATTCGACGGCTTGCTAGCTAGGGCCAATTGGTTCGTTGACGCATACGCAAAGCTTCTATCGGGGCGGTTTACCTTCGAGGATGTCTTGAAGGAAATGCCAGCCTTTGGCGAGCGTGCAGTAACCGAAACCGAAAAAAGCTTGCAAGCCATTCTTGATGAATCGGTCGGCGGGCTTACCGAAGATTTTGACTCGAAGATCCGGGAGCGGCTAGCGGCATTGCAGGACGCAATGAAGCTAGAAATAGGCATCGATCTAAAGCCAAGAGCCGGGGCGGCTAGTGCGTTGCAAGATCAGATCCGATCGCTTACCGCCTTTGAGTCGCGGGTGCTTGTGCGAGGCCAAACGGATAGCCCAATCGATAAGCTAGTTAAGAACACGGCAGAGGCTAGCAAGTTGCTTTCGAGCATTGACGGGACGCTAAAGAGCCCGACGGAATCCCCGAAAGAACAGTTCCAGCTCCAGGAGATCCGCTAGATGCTCAACGATAAAATCTACAGCGTTGATCTTATGTGGAGCGGGCTCGGCGGCGATATCTCCATTACCGATAACTTCCGGCGGGCTGATGCGCGATTGCAAAAGGTATATCAAGTATTTACAACCCCCGACGCTTCCTTGAATGACGTTTTGCAGGCCCCTGGAATCCCGGCGGCTGGATCTTCATTCGGCAATGGCTTTGATTTTGTATTCGCAGTTCAGGCAAGCCCGAAGAGACAAAGTCCGGTTTACTGGATCGTTACGGTACCCTATGAGGGCGAAGTATCGTTCGGCTCGGGCGGTCCACAGGGCAATCAAAACAACGGCGTACAAAGCCCATTGCTAGCCCCCGCGATTATCGATTTTGACGACGTTGAAGAGGAGCTAGAAATCGATGAGGATTTCGACGGCAATCCTTTGGTGACAGCCAACGGCGAACCCGTCAACGGAATCCGGCGTAAGTTTGCCGATCAGACCGTTACGATCCAAAAAAACATGCTGACGTTCTCAAGCTACGTTCAAGGGCGTTATCGTCATTCGGTCAACTCGGATAATTTCATGCAATGGCCAGCGGGCACGGCTAAGATGCAAAAGTTGCGAGCCAAAGCGGTTGCGTCTCCCGAAACCCCCTTCGGCGGCTACTATCAAGTTACGGCCGTAATCCAATTCCGCTACCCTTACCGAACCACACCGGAAAAGGCGTGGTATTCGCGATCGCGGCATGAAGGGTACTATAAGCGGGTAATCATCCCGGGTGCTCCACCATTGCCGAACGGCGATCCGAAAACGGAAGTAGTCCGGGCCACCAGGGCAGGCGAACCAACAGCCAAGCCGGTGCTACTTGACGAACAAGGATTCCAGCTACCAGACGTCGATCCTCCGGCGCAGCAAACCGCGTTTTGGCAGGAAAAAAAGCTTTACGAGCCACTCAGTTACAACGCACTAGGACTATTACCATAAGGCCAAAAAATGAGCACTATTCAAAACGTCATTCTACAGATTCCCGATCGATCACTGACGAATAACGACATCGCAGGCAACGCGAATATCGAGCCGTCGAAGCTAGGGCAAAAAGTCCTGGCTGAATACGTGGTCCCTGTTGAGGCGTTTAAGACATGGGATGCAGTCGCAAGCAATCTGCCCGCATCGGCAGCAAGCGACGATCTAGGGCTAGTTACAGGCACCTGGTTGACCAATCCGGTCAGGATCACGGCAGGGGATTGCAAAAACCTAGGGGCCACAACCCGAAGAGCCTATTTTTCGATTCCAATTCCCCCGAATTACGACGACGGCGAAACAATTCAAGTCCGCATCCGGGCAGCGATGGAGACTACCCTAGCCTCGACGGCTTGCACGGTCGATTTAGAGGCCGTGGTAGGGTCAAGCGGAACGCCAACAGCGGATTTGGTGACTACGGCGGCTCAATCGATGAACAGCCTCACAGCGGCCAATTTCGACTTTACGATTAACGCGGCCAGCGTGGACCCGGGGCAGTTGCTAGAGTGTCGCTTGTCGATTTCATGCAACGACACAGCAACGGCTACGGCCGTGACGCCAGCGGTCTACAAAGTATCCCTACTCGCAGACACTAGGGGCTAGACGTGGCTCAAAAGGATATCGGGTACTACAGTCCATCCCTTGCAAAACGGATTCGCGATAATTCGTTCGCTTGGGAGCGCGAAAGGGCGGCAAAGCCGATCGAGATCCGGCAATCGACCCCTGACCCGATCTACTTTTACAACGCATCGACCGAAACGATACCGGCTTATGGTTGCATCCAAAAGGTCGGCATGGAAACCATCGACGGGCAGTCGATTATCAAAGTCGATCGGCCAATCGATTACACCGCTTCGGTAATGGGTCCATTTTTGCTCAATGGGCCAGCGGAGGTAGCGGCAAACGGGCTCGGTACGGCTCAATGGGGGCCGATCTTCCGAGCGAAAAAAGATTCGGCAACCTACACGACCGGAACGCGAATGGGGCCGGTTGAATCATCGTTCAGCCTCTCAAAAGGATGCCTCTTTACCTTCATCGGTGACGACGAGCAAGAGGACGACCTTATTAAGGTGATTGCTTGCGAAACGCCATTGCTGGCGGTGGCGGGATCCGGCATCGGTGCGAATAGCAGCGGGACCGTGACAGCCAAGCAACCCGCGAGCGGCAATTGGACAGCGGGGACGATAACCTATACGGCATGGAACCCAACGGGCGTGGCGATTGCTTCGGCGGCTAGCGTCTTGCTGTTTCCAGTTGATGCCAAGTGGCTTGCAGTGGAGTTGTGCTAAATGGGCGGAATGGGTCGATGCTGTTGCGATTGCGAATGCTTGGCGGTCGAGGATTTGCCGACCGTCACGATCAGCGGCTACACCGGCGGCGGTTGGAGCGGCACTTGTTGCTATGAACAGACTTTTACGCCGAACACTACGCCGAGTTGGTCGAAAAGTTGCAGCGGTTTGCTTTACGACTCAACCTCGACTTCAAATTGCGTAACACAGCACTACGCGGTATTGACGCCGAACTATAGAGGGTACGAAATCAGCCCAGGCGGTTGCGATACGCTGCCGGAGGACTTCTGCTGCCCGGAGAGTGTGGAGCACATCGCTACAACCACGACCGACTTTGAAAGAAAGGCTAGTGCGTTTTTCGCACTTTGGCGCAGGCCAAAACACATCATCGTCCGCATAAGCCAAGAGGAAGTGAATTGCCAGGGCGTCGAAGGGCAAACGGGCGGATGCAAGATTGTTATCCGGTCTCGATTTGTCTACGAGGCGGTTTCGATGATTTTTCAGCACAGAAGCACAAAGATAGATCAGTTGGTCGAAATGATTAACACGACATGCTTTGAGGTAGACGATCGGTATATTGTCGATGTCAATCCGGATCCTGCGCCAACATGCGATGATATCCCAAACGATCCAGACAATGTTTCGACTGTTAATTGCAAGCAAACAGCTACGTTTTATTTCGACAGAGTCCAATATTTTGCAGAAATGCCCGCTGGGGATGTTGATTTTGAAAACGAAAATATTCCAGGGTGCGAGGCGTCGAGCTGCGACTATGAGCCGTACAACTACGCGAGTTCGGTTTGCGTATTTGGGCCAACTCAAGAAATCAGAGATTACTCATCGTCTGTTTATCAAGGGCCTTGCGAGCTTACGCCTCCTTGCCACTGCTTTGAGTCGGTTGTCGAGTTGCCGTTTTCAACCAGCTTTCCTGATTTGCAATGCAGCCTCGATTTTGCAAACATCCGAACGGGGTGTTTCGACAACCCTTGCAGCGTTCCAGCTTGCGCAGCACTAACGGGCGAGATTTGCGGGAACCCTGGCGACCCGACTCCGGTTTTTGAATGCCCTGAATTGTTGGAACCTAACGGATTTGACTACGTTTGCCCGACGCCATCTAGGGAGGTCGATGGACTTGGTTCAGGGTGCAATGAAATTACTAACGACGAAAGCGGCCAGCTTAGATATAGCGGGTGTGGATGCAGTGGCTATCAAAGCCCAAACCAGCTTGAAAACATTAGGCCGTTTTTCGATATATCCGATTGCTTCGAGGGCAATTGCAGTGGCGATTGCTGCCGAGAGTTTGACGACTGCCCTTGCTGCCCCCCAGAGTGTAAGCCCAAGTATTACTCCGAAGGCCCGTCCGTTATCACCAGCCACAGCCTTACGCAGACTTGCAGCGGCATAACCTCACAATCAATTTGCACAGGTGCTCCATCGTGGACAATCAATCTAGCCTAAATATAAACATGGATGGAACACCGTTCACCCCCGGGGCTGCGCCACAACCCAGGACGTTTACGATCACGATGCAGGGCGATCCACCGCCGACGATGAGCCAAGAGCAAGTCAACGCAAAGCGGATTGAGCGAACGATCAAACAAGGCCAATTCGCTTGGGCCAAGCTCCATTCCTATCGCGGGTTTGACCCTCAATGGCTCGATATCTGGCAATACCTAATCCCTCAGCGGTGCGACTGCAAAGACGGCTACCAGCGAATCCTAGCCGAGATGCCCCCCGACTTCACCTCCCCCGAAGCGTTCTTTGCCTGGGGCGTTGCACTTCACAATGCAGTCAACGCGAAGCTAGGGAGGCCTGAAATCACGATCGACGAAGCCTATAAAATCTGGAGGAAATCAGATGGGGTCACCACCGAAAACAGCGGGACGATTGTACCTTGAGGAACTTTGCAAAAAGTTTCCTGATGCGCCAAACATTGGGCTAGCTAGGCGAGCCAAGCAGGAAAGGCCCGAGACGTTTGCGACGGTCGATACCGCAAGGAGCATGATTCGCAATATTCGCGGGGCTCTCGGAAAAAAGAATCGCAATCAAGCGACCCAGCCAAGGCCCAAAGGTAAAGCGGGGCAAGTCCCGAAGATGCCACCGTCGCTAGCAGAACCGTGGGTTCCGATTGAACTAGATTGCAAGCGATGCGGGATAATCTCAGACGTCCACATTCCGTATCACAGCGAAGTGGCTTTTGAGGCGGCGGTTAAGTCCCTAAAGCAATCTAAAATCGACACGCTACTAATCAATGGGGACTTCGCGGATTTTTACCAAGTCTCCAGGCACCAGCGAGACCCAAACCATAGAAAGCTATCGGTTGAGTTGAAGCTGGTAATTGAGGGGCTTGAGTGGTTGCGATCGGAATTCCCAAAGCAAAAAATCATCTACAAGCAGGGCAATCACGAGGAGCGATGGGACCATTTTATCTGGAATCGAGCTCCTGAGATTTACGACCTTGCAGCGGTACGGCTCGATGAGCTATTGCAACTCAAGCGGCTCAAAATCGAAATGGTCGGAGACAATCCGATTATGCTCGGCAAATTGCCGGTTCTTCACGGGCACGAATTAGGCAAGTCGATTTTCAGTCCGGTCAATCCAGCTAGAGGGGCGTTTCTTCGGACCCACCATACCGTCTTGGTTGGCCACTCGCACCAAACAAGCTCCCATGCGGACACGGATATGTTTCATACGGAAACCTTTATTTGGTCTACTGGTTGCCTCTGTGATTTAACTCCAGCGTATGCTAAAATAAACCGGTGGAATCACGGGTTTGCTTTTGTCGAAGTAAGCCAAGACAAAACATTCAATGTGACAAACATGAGAATTGCAAAAAATGGCGAAATCAGAAGTGCGTAGCAAGTCAAAACCAACCCCGGACAGTTCCGTTTTAGGGCATAGGTTTGGTAGGCTTACGGCGATTGAAAAGGTTCGAGTTGGGGATTCTTGGCGGTGGCTCTGCAAGTGCGATTGCGGAGGGGCCACCAAGACAACAGCGCACAAGCTCATTACCGGATGGACGGCTAGCTGCGGTTGTTTCGCTGCAGAGCAAGCTAGCAATCGACGGGGAGAAAGGCGGTACAACTGGAAGGGCGGCAAGTCGATCGACAATGGTTACATTCGATTGCTTCAACCAAGTCACGCAAGGGCTAATTGCAGAGGCTACGTCTACGAGCATTTAGTGGTGATGGAAAACCACTTGAACAGGCCATTGACCCCAAATGAAAACGTCCACCATTTGAACGGGGATCGCGGGGACAACCGCATCGAAAATCTAGAGCTATGGTCAACTAGGCAACCAAAGGGGCAACGGATTCCCGACAAGGTTCAGTTTGCTATTGAAATCTTAGCTCAATACGGGTCTGCAAATGAAATCGAAAAGCTGCTGGAGTTTGTCAGAGCAAGGGGCGCGTAGTGAAAATCATAATCCGCAAGCAAACTTGGACAATCCGCGACGACACAAGGCCCGATGAGTTTGGCTATTGCGACCTAGAAGGCGATCGAGGCCAGCCTAGGACGATCGGCATTCGCTCGGGGCTCGATGAGGGGCAAGACCTCGATACAACGCTTCACGAATGCTTGCACGCAGCATTGCCCGATTTGTCCGAGGAAGCGGTGACGGAGATCGCAAGCGACCTAGCTAGGGTGCTTTTGGCTCGTGGTTTTGGGCGATCCTAGCCACCCAGGCCAAAAAACCACAATCTTTTTTCCCTGCGTTTTCGTTGGCGAAACGCATGTTTTCGGGAAAACTTCGATATCTTTTCAATAAAGGTGTTGATCTTTCTTTGGGGTGGCGATAATATACACACGTCGGAAGCAAATGAGGCGACCGACGGAAACTTAACCAGGGCAGTAACGATGAACGCAACAACCGCAAGCAAAATCGAAGTGACCAGCAAGATTGTAAGCCGCGACCCGTACAAGTACGGCGCAACCGCAAGCGTGACGATTAACGGCCAGACCATCGAAGCAAGCTATATCGGAACGGCAGACGAATCCCGCAAGGAAGTCAAGGCCGGCGCGATTGTCGAACTGCGAGCCAAAGCAAGCCGACTTGGGACCAGGATCAGCTAGATACTCGGCTAGCTCAAGGCTAGTCGCGGTAGTAACGGCAGGATAGAACTTGCCGCTCCTGGACCTGCCCATCGGCCAGAGCGGTTTTTTAATCTCGGAAAAACTTCCACATCTTTTCCCGAAAACCTGTTGACCTTTAATTTACCGCCCGATAATATACACACGTCAGCAACAACGCTGACGCGAAACCACTAACCGGAGACGATGAACGATGTTTTACGCAATCAGAAGAAACCCAAACAACACAAGCCTGTTTTTTGATTACGACACGGAAACCGGAAAAGAATTCCAAACGCGCGAAGAAATTGAAAAAGCAATCGCAGTTTGGAAGTCGCGAGTTACGCCGAGAATGGCTGAGGGCGTAGTTTTCGAGATTTTTCAACGCTAACTCACTCGGGGGCTTGGCAACTTGGAGTTGCGGACTGGATCAGGCTGGATACCTGATGGGCGAAAGCCTCTCCAAACCAGTTCAATCTGTTCGAATCGGGAGCCCCTGCTAGCCACCAACGGCGAAACCCTTCGGGGTCTTTTTACTCACACTTTTTTGGAGACGATGAACGATGAACGCAACAGCAATGACAGCAACACGTGAACGAGTCCAGGTCGATGCGGCAATCATGGCGATGATCGGGCCGATTCTGCTTTACACTCAAGCGTCTGACGGCGTTTGGGTGCCTAAGTGCGACCTCGCACAGTACGAGGCAGGGCGCAGGCCTTGGGCTAGCTAGCCCCATGAAACCTTGCACCAAATGCCGAACCACCAAGCCCCTCTGCGAGTTCCGTAAATCCAACCGGACTCGCGACGGGCTCGACACTCAATGCCGATCCTGCCGACAGGCGAAAGCCAAGACGGCAGAGGCACGAAACAACCCATCGACGCTAGCCAACTGGGCTCGCGGGACGATGGCAGCACTACACCTAACTGAGAGGGATTATTCGTGAAGAAAACTAACATGGAATTGGTCGACGATATCCGGCGATCCGGGAATTTGATTGATGAGCACTGGGACCGGGCTTTTTCGATCGTCGGAAACGTCGACCTTGAAGGCTTGATTATGATCGAAAGCCATGCCAACGCACTGGCGATCTACTGCAAGCTACTGCGGCAGCGGCTTGAGGCACAAGACCCGGCAATCCAACACTTACGCAAAACACTAACGGAGGGCGAATAATGGCGCTGCATTCAGCGAACGAACTTAGGGCAGTCGCGGAGCTTTTGGACGCGATCGAGAAGTTCCAATGCGATCACTCGCACGACTTAACTTTAATTGGCAGTCTCGACGTCTCTGACGGGCTAGAGAGCCCAAGGATTGGACAGATGCAAATCAGCGGCGACAACTGGCACTACGTACCGACAACACAGGAGACCAAGGAAAATGAGTAGCGACAAAATACCGGGCGTACCGGAGGGGTGGGAAGTCGATCACGTGAACAGGATCGGCGAAGTCGGGGAGCATTGCATCGACGGCCTTGGGTTTCCGTGCTTGCTGAAAACCAGGACGCTCTACCGCGTTTGCATCATCCGCAAGATCGAAAAGCCCGCACGCTATCGACATTTTGCGAATGCGGAAGAATACCTGCCTCACTGGGGAAAGCCGGTTCGCTTGAGGGACGGGACGGGCTTCGATAGCGTGGTTAGCACTAGCGATCTGGGCGTATACGTTGCGAGCGGCACCAAGACCGTCTGGTACTCGATGGGAGAGGCTTTTGCGAAGCTTACCTTTGCCGACGGAACCCCCTTTGGAGTGCGGATCGATGAATAACCCAACAGTCAGCGTCAACACAACCCAGCCTGCCGATTGGGCCGAGTTCATCCGAAATGCGGCATTAGCCGAGGGCATTGAGCTTTCGGCGTTCTATGGTTTCGCGGCAGTCGATCGGGCTATTCGGGTGCTAGGAATGGACCCGGACGACACATGGGCAATACTCAGCGAGCGAAAGCGAGGGCGGCCAGCCCGGTATGACCCTGCGAAAGCTCCAGCAGTGAAACGAAAGCGAGGGCGGGCCAATGGATGAGTTTTATTTGATCGTCTTGGCTCGCAAGGTCAACGACAAGGGCAGCAAGCTATCGAGGGTTGCGAAATGCAGATTCGACAAAGACGCGATTTATGATGGCGTCAAGACGGGCCGATGGTACAAGATCGAGATTTACGACAGTCCGTTCCTGGGGATGCCTACACTCGACGATGTTTTCGTCGGTTTGTCTTCCGACCCTGGCGTAAGGGCAGCGGAAGCATTGGCCGAGCGGATGGTATCGGGCTTGAGTCTTGCAAGCCCCGTGAAATGGGAGGCCAATTGCGGCCCTATCGACGCCGATGATGCAGCGTTACTTAGGATTGAATTGGAAGTTACTTAACATTTTTTGGAGATTGAAACGATGGAAGTCGATGTTAATTTTTTGAGGCGTCGGGCGTATAGCCTTGGGCGAGCGGTTGAAAATTTAGAAAGCAACCGAAATGCGTTCAAGAACTGCGAAGAGCTTGCTGGGGAGTTCAGAGGCATTTTCGATCGCATCGAGGAAGCTTTGAGCGAGGTCAAGGCAATCCGAACAGCGATTGAAGACAAGATGAGCGAATTGGAGGTGCGTTGTGAATAAATTCGACGCGTTAAAAATGTTCCAATCCTGGCCCCCTGAGTGGCAGCGGTTGTGCGCGGAATACTGGATCGAGACAGGGGAGGATCGGCCAGCGGTATCGGCTACCGCTAGCAATCTTTCGCAAGTCTGGTGTCATGCCGATCAAGTCGAATTGGCCAAAAAGCTACTTGAGCCGGTCGCTACATTGGCACATGAAAGCGTATCAGCGCGGTTGGCGCAAGACAAGGCGGCGAAGGTGGCAGCGATTAGCAACCGAAGGCGAAAGCAGAGCATTAGCCTGCCTTGGTCGATCACGGAGTCGGAGTACTTGCTAAAGCTAGCTAGCGAGCAATGGGAGCAATGCCACGTTGTTCAAATGTTCCTAGAGAAATATCCAGGGCGGTCGCCGGATGCTGTTAGGCGTCGCGTTTGGGGGATCAGGAGCGGCAAGGAATCAGGGGAGGTAAAATACTAATGGAAACCCTTTTACTCTGCTTTTTTGTCGGCGGCTTTGTCCTCGGCTCCTCCTTCGGTTGCGGCGTCACCCTATGGGCGGCGATGGACCGGGAAAACAAAGCCCGAAAGGCCTCCCCTGAGTCGATGGCGATGCAAGGGGCGTACCGTGATTGATACCATCGAAATCTGCCGAGCATTGTTTGCCGGTGGAGTTGTTGCGATTCTTTTGGCTATTTTTTCAGAGGTGATTTATGAACGGGAATGACAATGCCTTTCCGAGCAGTCCCGAGAGGTATGAGCCTGAGTTCGGACTTACCAAACGCGAACTGATCGCGGCGATGGCGATGCAGGGGCTAGCGGCTAATTCCGGGCTGGCCGATGCTAACGTGGTCCTGATTGCTGGCTGGGCGGTTCAGCACGCCGATGCACTCATCGAGCGACTTAACGCCGATCCGGTGGCCGAGGGCGTCAATCTGTTGCCAATGTATTCCAGCGAATTGGATGAGGGGCTGAGCCATGAGTGACTATTACGCGATCAAAGCCCTTTCGCATTCGATGCTATCCTGCCTGGCCCAAAACCCGATGGAATGCCGGATGCGGTATGTTGACGATCCGCCAAGCCTACCCAAGAAAGACTCGGCAGCGTTTGCTATGGGCCATGCGGTGCATTGCTTGGCGTTGGAGCCGAATGAGTTCAGCAATCGGTTTGCGATCGCTCCAAAATGCGACAGGCGAACTAATCAGGGCAAAGCGGATTGGGCTCAGTTCTTGGTAGATTGCGAAGGAAAGGAACTGCTTGACGATCAAGAATACGAGGACGCTTTGGATTGCGTCCAGGCACTCAACAATCACCCTGAGTTTGCAGCGATCATGGCGCAACCTCGGCGGGTCGAAGCGGAGTATCATTTTGATTTGTTCGGGCATCGCTTCAAAGCCAAGCCCGATTGCATTATCGACTCGATGCGGCTGATTGTGGACATCAAGACGACCGACGACGCAAGCCCGCATCGATGGCAATGGTCGGCGGTTGATTATGGATACCATCGGCAGCAGATCATTTACCAAGAGGCGTTGCGGCAGGCTACGGGCAAAAAATACCGGTTCTATTTTGCCGTGGTCGAAAAGCCCAAGCCGTCAACTAGAGGCATACCGCCGACCGTGGCTCTGTACGAACTCAAGGAAGAATCGGTTTTGATGGGGGTGGAAGACACGCAAGACCTTGTTTGGCAGTACGAGCGACGAACAAAAGAAAACGATTGGCAGCAACCTTACAGCAGCGGGATTGTCCCGTTGCGGTTGCCAAAGCGAAGGGTTTACGAGGGAGAATGAAGATGACGAAAACGACAACAGATCAACCAGCGGCGGCGGTAGTTCAACCGCCAAGCGAACAGGCCAACACAGGGCTGATTGCGGCTCAACAGCAAGTGATTGAAGTGGGCTTTGGGAATTCCGAGTCCTACGCACTAGCCAAGCGGGTCGGAACGATGTACTCGGAGAGTACGATTGTTCCGGAGACCTACCGAAAGAATATCGCCAATTGCATGATTGCGGTGGAGATCGCAAGCCGGGTCGGAATGCCTGTCATTATGGTGATGCAGAATCTCCATATCGTGATGGGCCGACCGAGTTGGTCGAGTCCATTCCTGATTGCGATGACAAACAACTCCAGGCGGTTTACACCGCTTCGCTTTGAGTGGATCGGAGAGGAAGGCAAAGATTCTTTTGGCTGTCAATGCTACGCCAAAGACAAGGAAAGCGGCGAGGTGCTGACAGGATCCCCGGTTACGATCGCGATGGCAAAGGCCGAAGGCTGGTTTGGCAAGAATGGCTCGAAGTGGCCGACGATGCCAAAGCAAATGTTGATGTACCGGTCAGCGGCGTTCTTTGTTCGGATTTATGCTCCGGACCTGTCGGTGGGCTTGCATACCGTCGAGGAGCAAGGTGATATCATCGACGTTGAATCAAGGCCCTTGGATCGCGTCAAGCTTACGCGCAACGAGCTACCAGCGATCGAGGGGCCAGCGGAATAGCGAAACAGGATCGGCGGCGTGGGGAAAACATCGTGTATCCCACGCCGTCGAAACTGCGAGGGTCGGCGGCGTGGCGATAACCACGATTTGAAATAAGCGGCATCGGCAAGAGAAGCGGAAACGTAGAGACTCGGCAGAGAATTGGGGCAAACGAACGCATCCCAGGCGCCGTAAGCAGGTAGCCAATCCTGCCCGATCCTTTTGCTGGTGCCGTCCAGCGGCCAAAGCGGAAACGTAGAGGCACAAAAAGCGGAGACAGCGGGAAAGACTGCAAGGATCGTCCAGGGGGTCAGCCAATGATCGCTACAGGCGGCGTGCTGAGCAACTGTCCGAGGTTGCCGATCCTTTTGCCAACCCATTTCGGGGCGGCGTATGGAGGTGAATGATAATGATGTGGGTTACAGTACGAATCGGGCTTTGCGGCAACAAGGTATCTACGGCACTCAAAAAGGATGTCGAGCTGTCTTGCTTGCCGGTTGTAGGCAGTTGGGTTTTGGTTGACGCGGATACGGAAAACCTTTCATTCAAGGTCGGCTTTGTCGATGTCTACGTCGACGAAAACCGAGCGTTTGCTGGGTGCGAGCCAATGACATGCGACGTTGACGGGGCTTTTGAGAGCTATCTTGCTAGCCTACGGGCGAAAGGATGGAGGTAATGCGAATCCTATTCCTTTGCGTATTTTTCCTAGGGTGCAGATCGCAACCCGCAACGTATGAAATGATCGAGGTGAAGAATGCGAAAAAATTACGATTTTCTGAAACTCCAATCCAGCCATCAAATCGATTGCTTGATGAGGAAAATAGGCGACCTCGAAAGATCCCTTAGAGCGATCATTTCGGCTTGCGAAACAGGCGACAGCGGGAGCGAATCGGACAGAGAAACGATAGAAAACATCTGCTCGGATGCCCTGTCGGAAAAATTCCCGTATGACGAAGGGTCGCTCGCATACGAAGCGATTTTTAAGGCGGGGGAATAACATGGCGAAAAGATGCTCGATATGCACAGATGGAATCGAGGCTTCGGGGGTCGACAAGTGCCCGAAGTGCCAAGACTTGACAGACTTGAATGTCGACCGGATTTCAATCCTGCTTCGGCACGCCAAGAAAATCCCGCGACGGGCCGAGCGGTACTTGGCCAGGGTCGAGCACTTCCAGGAGATCGACGCTAAAGAGAAGCAACCGCCGAAGGTTGTCGTCGAGGTGATGCCTGAGCCGGTTATCGAAAAGCGTTGCAAGATTTGCGGAACGCCACCACGGCTCAAGGATCGCAACTGTTGCCGGGAGTGCTTTGGCATCAAAAAAACGATCAGCGACCCTTACGAGATTTGCCAATTCTTGATGCAAAAGAGACCTGAAAAGGCGGCTCAATATCAGGCGATGGCAGATCAGCATAGACAGCGGATGATTGAATCGTCGGCTGACGCAGAAAGGGAGATCCGAACCAACAGACGGCTAGCGGATTTGGCGGCATCGACCAAGCCTTGCAAGCCGAGGATCACAACGACCAACGGCTACGAGTCTAACGACAAATACTATAGGTGCGGGCGTTGTCGGCAAGTGCTGACGCGCCCTAGTTGTTTGAAGTGCGAACAGATTATCAAGGGAGAAATTCAAGATGAGTAAGATTGAACAGTTTTGGCAAGACGCAACGGCTGACGATGTTGCGCGGGTAATGGCAGGGGAGACGGTGGAGGCTAGGTTTCGGGATTCGGAAACAGGCCATTGGAAAATAGCGGTGCTTGCTGGATGGAGCAGGTTTAATGAGCGAGATAGGCTGCCGTGGGCCTCGCGCGGAGGGCTTTGCCATAAGTTCTGCCAAGTCTACCGCGAGCCCTCTTGGTACGCCAACAAGCCCGATCCAGGGCCGGGGTGGAGGTTGCTGGAGAAGTTTCCACCGGAGGAACTGCAACCAGAGGATGATTGGTGGGGAGTTGAGAGCAAAGACTGGTTGCCTTCTCGTAGGGCGTGCAGAGGCGAACAGCAAGACGAGGACGTTTGGTATCGCCGACGCATCGAGCCGGTTGCGAAGTTTTCCGTTGGGCAGACGGTCAAGGTGGTTGGGCCAAAGGAAAGGCCGGCGATGCACTGGGGCAAGGAAATGGAGCCTCATATTGGCTTTGCTGGTGTCATCCGAAACATCCCGATCATAGAGGCTGAAGGCACGTTTTACAATCTTGAGGGTATTGGAATTTGGTGTTTCCGGGAGGACTACCTTGAGCCGGTGGAGACTGTCGAGAGCAAGCCGGTTTTAATTCGCCGAAGAGTGATCGAGATCGGCGATGAAATTAAGCTACCAAACGGGCGCGTACTGGTGTTTAACGGCGAAGGCTTTGAGGTGACGCAGTGAGCGAAACTAAAGAAGACTGGGTTTTCGTCTACAAGTGCCGTCTTTGCGGCGAAACGGAACGCAATCCCTTTTTGTTTGCCGATAGATTCGAGGTTATTGAAATTATGGTTGATATTAGAATCAGCGGGTCACATCAGACACCAGGCTGCGGCGCAATACGCAGAACGTGTTTGCATGCGTGCAAGAACGGCGGCGTAGGTGTTTCGGATATACAGGGGGTGATTCAGGCGTCAATTGGCGCAGAGGTGACGCAGTGAAACGCAAAGCAATTGACTACATCGGGGCGTCTGTACTCTTTATTATCATAGCGGCAGGGATCGGCTCGACTTCGCTGAAGCTTGCAGAGTCTTACTACGCCGAACCCAGCGACCCCCAACGCTACACAGTCCATTTCGACGGCATCGACTACCAAGACTTGACGCGAATTGGTAGTTTCAGTCACAGCATGAGCTACAAAACCAAAGCGGGCAAACGTATTGAGTTTCATGGATCTTTTTATGAGGTTGAGCAATGACACAATGGAAAGCAAACACCAGGGGCGGGCTTCAATATCGGATCACGACCAGAGACCCCGATTCGGATTTCCCGATACGCGGCGAGGTTGAGGACTCAGGATTCGTGATTTACGTGCAGTGGACCGAAGACGGCAGGGTTTACCTGGACTCCGAAAGCTTATACGACCTACTCCCCATCGAGCCAGAGGCCCCTAGCCCCGCGAAGGTGCGAGTTGATTTGGCTCTGGCGGCTCATTCGTTGCGGGCGGCAGTCCTTGAGTTTCAGCGAGCAGAGGACGCAAAAGACAAGCTAGGGAAAGCCATGTTTGAAGCTTTCGCGGCGGCTCAAAAAACCGACGTGGTAGTTAAGATCGACGGCGATTACTACCATTTTTTCGCCAGCGAATTGACGACCCGTTTTCGCAAAATCGAGGTGCTGTAATGATGCGACAATGGCAACCAACGACACGCGGCGGCTACTGGGTGCGCGGCATCGAAGAGATCGACAGAGAAGCCGAGTTCCACGATTTACGCGGGCAGGTCGGCAATTACAGCAACGAGCCGCCAAGCGAAGATTTGGCAGACTGGGCTTGGGAAACTTGGCGGAGCGATGGGCGGTATTTGGTCGGGAAGGAAAGCATTTTTGATTTAATGGAGGTGCAAGAATGAATAAATGGGAAAAAGGGCCGGTTAAACTGGCCAATGGCGACGAGGCTTTCGTTGACGCGATCAACGAGGGGCAAGAGGACTGGCGATACGTCGGCAGAATTCTTTATCTTCCAGGTCTGTGGATTGCTGCGGGATGGCACGCTAGCGGACGGCTCATGCACGCTAGCGCCTCGAACCCAACAATGTACGCCGAGCCCGACCACAAATGCAACCTAGCCCCACCGCCGAAGAAAACGGTGCGGGTGCGAGGGTGGCTGGTTGTTTTCGCTAACGGCAAAACTCTTTACTTTGGATACAGCGACAAGGACACTGCGGTTACGGAAGCTAACGTCCGAGGTTTCGCACTCATCCCAATCGATCGCGAAGTCACGGAAGGGGAGGGGCTATGAGTAACAAATGGCAAAAAGGGCCGGTCACACTGGCCAACGGGGAAGAGGCGTTTATCGATGCGATCAATGAGGGGCAGGAGGAATGTCGCTATACGGGTCGAATTCGCAATCCCTCAAACGTGGGGCCATATTGGGTTGCTGCGGCATGGCACCTCAACGGGCGATATGCGGGCGATTTATTTCTAGGGGTAAACAACACACGCAACCTAGCCCCACCGCCAAAGAAAACGATTCTGGTGCAAAGGTGGATTGCGGTTTACCCAAGCGGATCAACCGAAACATTTCTCTGCAAAGCTGAGGCGATCAAGGAAGTTAAAAAGTTTGGTTTCGCCCTCATCGAAATCGATCTCGAAGTCGAGGAAGGGGAGGGGCTATAATGACCGACCAAGAAATCCTAAACCGGATTGATGCGGAGATCGCTAGGGTGCATGCTATCGACGGAAAGAACGACAGCCAAAAAACGAAATTGGCTCGCGTGGCTTATACTCACGGTCTTATTTTCGCCAGGGCGTTGATTGCGAAACGAAAGGAAGAGGTGGCATTTTGATCTACATCTACAAAGCCAAATTAATCCGTGAAGTCGATGGCGATACCGTGGAGCTTATGATCGACCTGGGATTCGACACATCGCGCAAAGAGCGATTTAGGCTCTACGGCATCGATGCACCGGAGATGAACACTTCAGAGGGCAAAGAGGCGAAGGCGTGGCTACGGGAGGTACTGCAGCCCCTTGAGGCGATCTACATTGAGACGCTACAGCACAAGACAAAGGCCAAGCGCGATAAGTACGGTCGGTTTCTGGCGGTGTTGTACAGCGACCTCGGCGACCTTCGAGCAAACCTACCGCCGAAAACACTTGCCCCATCGTCGATCAATGCTCGAATGATTGTCAGAGGTCACGCAAAGGAAAGGTATTGGTAAATGAACCACATCAAGCAAGTAGTCGAAATACACGATGTCGGATCGCGTCAACTTGAGATTGAGACGACAATATCCGTCGACGATTTTTGGAAGCTCGCTAACGAGACGAATCGGATTTTTTTGCTTCGCATCAATACTTGGGACTCCAAGACCGGCAAAGCGACGATCAGCCTTATTCCTGGTCGAGGTGTTGCTTATGTCGAGAAGGAAAGCCCATGAACCCCTACCAACCCCCTGACGACGAAAGCCAACTCGACCGGATCGAGCGGAAAATCGACCGGCTCAACGGATGGTACTTGCTGACGCTCATCATCGGCGGGGAGCTTACGGCGTTGGGTTTTTTGCTGGTTGAGATTTTGGGCAGATGGAAGTTCTAGAAAGGCTACTCGATGAAATTTGAACTACACCAGGGCGATTGCCTCGACGTACTCAAGACCCTTGCGGATTGCTCGGTCGATGCGATTGTGACGGATCCTCCTGCGGGAATCGCGTTCATGAACCGCGAGTGGGACCGGGACAAGGGCGGCAAAGCCGACTGGATTCAATGGATGCAATCAGTTGCCGATCAATGCCTGCGGGTAATCAAGCCCGGAGGCCATGCGTTGGTATGGGCGATTCCTCGGACTAGCCACTGGACCGGGACGGCGTGGGAGGACGCGGGATGGCAGCCAAGGGATAAAATCTACCACGTTTTTGGCTCGGGGTTTCCTAAAAGCCTCGACGTATCGAAAGCGATCGACAAGGCGGCAGGGGCAGAACGTGAGGTTGGCCCACTCAAACGAGGGGGTGATCGACTGCTACGCCTCGAAAACGGTAAGCGAGACGGTGGTGGTACTTGGGGGGATGAATCAGGTCGGAATGCCTACACTTCGATTCCATCTACCGAAGCGGCTAAGCAATGGGGAGGATGGGGGACAGCATTAAAACCGGCTGCTGAAGAATGGTGGCTGTTTCGCAAGCCCCCTATCAGGACCGTTGCAGCCAACGTACTCGAACACGGAACGGGCGGGCTGAATATTGATGGGTGCAGGGTGGAGGCGAACGGGGAAACGCCATGCGGCAGCGGTAACCGCCTGGGGACGGGAAATACTTACCAGATGAAAGACTACGTTTCGACAAACGGAGGCAACGTCACGCCACCCGAGGGCCGTTTCCCGGCTAATTTTACGCACGATGGCAGCGAGGAGGTGCTGGCGTTGTTTCCTGACGCCGACGGCGCAAAGAGCAACGGGCGCAAAGGCGAAAACGGATACAGCGGTGGATGGGGATCGGTAGAACAGGCTCCAAGCTACGGCGACACCGGCAGCGCAGCACGATTTTTCTATTGTGCTAAAGCAAGCCGCGACGACCGGGACGAAGGGTGTGGGGCGTTGGAGCCGACTGAGGCGGGAATCAAAAACGACAGCGGGCGAGGGTTTAGCGAATCCGACCCTATGGCGGCAGTTATGCGTCACAATCCTCATCCAACAGTCAAACCTACCGACCTAATGCGCTACCTATGCCGACTTATCACACCGCCAAACGGCATCATTCTAGACCCCTTCACGGGCTCAGGATCGACCGGAAAGGCGGCGATGGCAGAGGGCTTTCGGTTCATCGGCATTGAACGCGAGGCTGAATACATCGAGATCGCTAGAGCTAGAATTTCCGCTGAGGCTGAGAAGCCAAGGCAGTTGAGTTTGTTTTGACCCCAATGAGGCTGGTCCACCTCGGCAAAGGTGCTTGCTGTCTACTGGCAAGAATCCCGCGAAGAGGAATTTCCTCACGGACTGGTGCGCGGTACGTGCCGGGTTTAATCGGCCCAAACGACCGTTGGCAAGTGGCGTTGAAACTTCCGCTACTTGCCCCAGGGTCGCTCGTTCGAGAGGGCGGGCGGCTCTTTTACGCTCCGTGTGGGGCGGTTGTTCGGTGGTTTTAATTGAGGGTGAAATGATGAGCACAGAAAAAACAGGCAGCGATGAGATTAGGCTGATTCCGGTAGGTGATTTACCTAGATGGGGCGATGCTGCCGAGGCATCGGAACGCAGCTACCGAAGGGGTTTTATGCACGGCTTTTCGATGGCGATTGACGCAGCGGAAAAAGGCATGACCATCGCCGATATGCTTGATTACTTGAACAACGACCTTACTGAGTGGAGAGAGTCGAGCGCGGACAGCGAGAAGATGCCCCCTAATCTTCCTTAAGCAGCATATTCCCAAGGATTCAACAATGGTTAAAATGATTGCGTCAGTGTGGCAGCTAGACAAGAAACACAAACCCCCTCGGTGCATCTTTGCGCGATCTAGCGCACTGGCTGCCACGCTTTTTGCATCGAGGGGGATTTTTTGGACAGGGACGCCAAAATGAGCGGCAGCGACGACGGCAGCGGAAAGCGAAAAAGCCCTGGGGCAAAATCACCTGGGTTCTGGTTTTTTACGGGCGATTGGCTTAAAGATCCTGAGTTGCGGTTTTGTTCCATTTTTGCTCGGGGTTTGTTAGTCGATTTGCTTTGCTTCATGTTCGAGTCCAAAGAGCGGGGCTATCTGATTTGGCCGGACGGATCGCCAAGGTCAAACGAAGATATCGCCGACGCGGTTTCAGGCGGGGACCGTTCCGAGAAGGTAAAAGCGATTGAGGAGCTCGAAAGAAAAGGCGTTTTATCCAGGGATTCAAGGGGCGTTTTGTATTCTCGACGGATGGCTAGGCTCGGGGAGATATCGCAAATGCGCAGCGAAGCCGGAAGCAAACCGAAAGCAAAAACGGAACAAACGGCGAACAAACCTCGAACAAACGGCGAACAAAAACCGGGGGTTACGGTTTCGGATTCTGTTTCGGATTCTGATTCGTTATTTTTAAAACCCCCCTTACCCCCCTCAGGGGGAACGGTCGAGCCACCAAAAGAAGATCCGAAACCAGACCCAGCGGCAACTACGCCGTCAGCTAAGCCACCAAAGGAACCTCGAAAGCCAAAAGAGACAATCGGCCAATTCGACATCCCCCCAAGGCTAGACTCTCCCGAGGTGCGCGAAGCCCTCGAAGCCTGGGAGCGAATGCGGAGAAACATCGGGCATCCAATCCGCGACAGAGGCAACGTCTGCCGTGGCTGGGACCAAGCCTACCGCGATCGGGATCACTTGCTGGCATGTATCAACCTCACAACGGCGAACGAATGGCAGGGTATCAAGCCGAGCCACGTAGACCCAAGGGCCAAGCCGGATAAACCGAAGGTCGACCCCTACGCGAACCTGAGGAAATACTAATGACCGAAAAAACCGCTCGATGCATCAAGGACGAAGAAAACCTAATCGGGGCTCTGATTGTCAAGCCTGAGGCGATTTATATCGCCCAAGAGTACGTGACGGCTACCGACTTTGTTTCGATCGGTTTTTCGCAAGTGTTCTTCGCGATTCAGGCCTTGCTAAAAAAAGCAGTACCGCTCAACGCTACGAACATCGCAGCGGAACTAGACCGAATCAAGGTGTTAGACCTCGTAGGGGGCGTTTCTAGGCTCGTCGAGCTTATGGCCGAAGGGATGCCTCACCACGTTCAGTACTATGCCGAGCAAGTCGCTAAGGCGTCTCAGAGGCGAAAGCTTCGGCGCGTTATTGACGATCTAGCGAAGCAATGCGAGGGCGATGAATTCGACCCGGTTGAGTTTGCAGGCGAAATGTCGGCGGCGTCTACGATTATCGACGGGGCAGGCGTCGAGCAAAAGCGGCTAGGCTTGGTGCTTGATGAATTCTTGGAGCAATGCGAAGAGAATCGGCAGTCTAAAGCAACTTCGGTTTTTGCAACTGGGATTGAAAGGCTCGATGAATCGCTATTTGGTGGATTGCCAGCGGGGTACATTACCATCGGGGCGCGGCCGTCGATCGGTAAATCGGCAGTAGGAGCAGAAATTGCATTGAGGCCAGCAAGGGACCGAAACGAGCCGACGCTATTCGTCAGTCTTGAAATGAGCTTTCGGCAGTTCGCATTGCGTTTCATGCTCAGGGGTACAAGCCTCAAGGCTAGCGACATCAACCAATCGACCTACACGGATGCCCAGCTAAACGAAATGCTTGAGGTTGCAGCGGACCACCATTTATGTCCGATGGAGTTTTGGCATAAACCAGGGGCTACCATCGCGGCTATTGAATCCAGGATTAGAACTGACATTGCTCGAAGAGGATGCAAGCTAGTTGTGATTGATTATATTCAGCTAATCAAAGCCCCAAGGGAAATCAGCGACCGGCGGCTACAGGTCTCGCATGTGTCCAATGAGATTTGCAGAATGAGCAAGCAGTTAAATATACCGATTGTTGTATTGGCTCAGGTCGGCAGGGCGGCAGAGGGTGAAGCCCCAACGCTATCGCACTTAAAGGAATCCGGTTCGATCGAAGAGGATTCGGATATCGTAATGCTTTTGCATCGGGAGGATCGAGCGGCGGAAAAAATGGATGTTTACATAGCCAAGTTTCGCGATGGCGAAATGAGCAAGACGGAATTAAGTATGCGGCGCGGTGCTGTGTACTCGACCGGGGACCGGGAATTTAAGGTTGGATCGGAGTTGACTAATTACAATGGAGGATTCTAGCGTGAATTACTTAGTGCTTGATTTGGATACAGGGCGAATGGATGGGTGGTACGGATCGCAAAAGTCAGCGGAATGGTGCTGCGAAACAAGAAAGAAACGTGTTGGCGGCAGGTGGATTGTTGTCCAGCTAGCAAGCGACCAAGGCGAACAGATCAGGCTTACGCCAGAGCTTACTAGGCTCGATGATATGGAACTGGATTTACGATGACCGACGACGAAAAGACCCGCAACCTCCGGGACAAAGTGTACCGGTTGGAAATGCGGGTGAAGTTACTACAAGCAAGAAACAAGGAGCTTAGGAAATGGATCACGAAATTGACAAACAAGACCCACGAAGCAAGGAGGGCGGGCAAGTGAGCTACGCAAAAGGCGATGTCGTTTGGGTGCGGGCTACGGTGGTACACAATAGCCCATCGAGCCTATACATGGAGCTAGACTGCAATTGCCAAGAGGTCATTGCGATTAAGTCGGACTGCCGACCCGAAGCGGAGATGATCGACGGAACCGAATTGGTTGCGAAGTACAGCAAAGGAATTGAGGTGCAAGGTGAGTAGCTACAAAGTAGGCGATAAGGTTTGGGTTCGGGCCACAGTCGGAAACGCCGACGCAGATAGACCTGGGTGGTTCAATTTTTGGTTCACTGGCAGCAATGGGTTATATCTTCCGTCAAGCGACTGCCGACCTGCCAATCAAGACCATGATGATCATCCCGTCGAATTCAAGGTTGGAGACAGGGTTGTTTCGTGGTCTGGGCGTCAAGGCGTTGTCGAGGCGATCAACGAAATCGAAGGATTTCCGATAACTGTAAGGCATTCGGTGCGCGAACAGGTTTCGTACAAGCTCGGCGGCGTCAAGCATGATGATCATCCCGTCGAGCCTGAATCCAACTGTCCGGAAATCCCGGATAGTTCGAGCGAGCCCCTAGCCCCTAGCCCTTGCATGGATGGCGTGAATGTCGATCAGTTTGTCGAGGGCATCATGGAGGCAAGGGGGCGAACTAGCGACCCCATCAACCCTAGCCACTACAAGCAAGGCGGCATTGAGTGTATCGAGGCTATCAAGGCGGCAACGGGCGATGGCTTTATCGGCTACGTTTGGGGCAACGTCATAAAGTACCTTTGGCGATGGCCAAAAAAGGGCGGCGTCGATGATTTGAAAAAGGCTCGATGGTATTTGGATCGATTGATTCAGGAGGTGGGCGAATGAAACGCAAAGAATTTATTGAGTACCTTGAGGAGCTTCGGCTTGAGGCAATAACCCGAATGAATAAGATAATACCAACTGGTGACGCAGATTCAGCTAACTACCAGCTAGGTAAATCCGTTGCCTATCGTACCGCGATTGAAAAACTTAAAGAAAAAAAGGAAAGTGAAGTGGGCGAATGAAACTCAGGCAAGCAAGGAAAATCTGTCGGCGTGCAATATTTGGCCGGAAGGCGGATGATTATCGCAACCGCATTAAACAAACGACATACGCCAAGGCCCTTGATCGCAACTATCAAATTGTTCGGGCGGTTATTAGAGCCGACCGCAAGCGACGAAAGGAGCTTGGCGAATGATCTATTTAGGCATTGACCCCGGGCCGTTCGAAAGTGCGTTTGTTTGGTGGGATGCGGGCACCGAAAAGGTTATCCGGCTCGAATCCATACCAGCGTTTCGGATCACTACATACGGGCTCAAAGGCTTGCTTCGCGAAGTTGACCACGTTTCCATCGAATGGATAGAATGCTTCGGCATGGCGGTAGGTCAAGAAACATTTCGCACCGTGGCAGGTATCGGCTGGTTTGCATCGTTGCTTTCAGACTTCGAAAGACCCTTGCGACTTGTCCCGCGCCGAGCGGTTAAGCTACACCTATGCAATTCGATGCGGGCCAAAGATGCCAACGTAAGGCAGGCCCTTATCGATCGGTTTGGGCCGGTTGGGACCAAGAAACAACCCGGCAAGCTCTACGGCGTCGCTACCCACTACTGGGCGGCTCTTGGCGTGGCGGTGTACTCGGCGGATGTTTTTGACCCGGGGCAGTTTTGGATCGAGGACTTGAGAAACAAGGCAGGCCAATGATGAAACGCAAGAACATTTCGCAGCCCGAGGAGGCCTGGGCGGCATGGAACAAGCAAGCGGCAGCGATGGATATGACCCTAAGCGGGCTGATTTTCGAGGCTATGAACGAGCATTTAGGGCTATTCCTGCCTCGCAAAGCCAAAAGGCGGCCAAAGTCCAAGCCGGTGGCTCCGAAGCGGCAAAAGCGAAATTCGGGGCGTCGGTGATTGTCAAGCCCCCTAACGGTGGATAAGATGTTGACAAAGGAGAAAAACCATGAACTTAGGCGAACTTGTCAAAAGCAAGCGATTTTGGGCGGCGGCGGCTACGATTGCCGTTGTGATTCTCAAGGACAAAGTACCGTTGTCCGAAGATCAGATCCAGCAACTTGTTTGGGTTATCGGAGCTTGGATCGTTGGCGATTCAGTCCGACCGTTGCCTAAGCCCGATGAGGTGGCATCTTGAGCCGAATCAAACTATCAGACCGATTCGCAGCACGCAGAGCGGCTAGGGAAATCTGGATCGCTTCCAAGACCGACGCCGAAGTTGCCAAGCTCGTAAAGCAGGCGGTTGACGGCGATGAGGATGCTCAAAAGCTTCTCTTTGCGACCCATCCCGAAATGCCGGTCGGCATCGATCCGGCTACGTTGTTTTTGCTTATCCAGATCGCTTTGAAACTCTGGATTTGGTGGCAGCAAAACAAGGTTGAAAGCCCTTCGGAATCAGTTGATTTGAGCGAACCTTTTGACGACGACGAATAACCCCTAGCCAACCCGAACTTTACCAAGCAAATAGGGGCTCGGTGAGTTGGCAGGGGCGAAATGGAGTGACGATGGCAGCGAAAAAAGACAATTGGATTCCTTGGGTTATCATTGGGGGCTTGGTCCTCTACGTGATGAACCAACAGCCAAAGGAGGGGGGTGATTCATCTAAGCCTGCCGGGGTTACTGCGGTTGTCCGGTCAACGATCCCATCGATCAGGGCGGCGTACAAGCAAGCCTTCCTCGATGCGGCAGCGAAGATCGAAGCGGGCGAAATCGCCAATCAAGAGCAATGGACGAAATTTATTGCCGACAATGCAGGCGGCAAGAATCGCGAAGCACTAGACAGGGTTTACTCGGCAATCGACAAGCTGGATTTGCCCGTGACGTTTGCGGGCAAGGAAAAAGAGTTGGCGGAAATCAATCGAGAAATAGCGGGGGCGTGGTAACATGGATTGCAAAGAACTAGACCAAAGAAACAGGGAAAGGCTCAACGAAATTGTTTACCCGCTTATTTTCATTTCTATTGTGATAGGGGTTGCATCCTTTGCTGCTGGCGCTTAATCTGCGGGCGAACAAAATCAGCGACTTCAAAGACTTGAGCGAATCAACGGCATCGACGAAATCGGGAGGCGGAAGTAATGGCAGAAGCCAGGGCCCCAATCACCAGACCGGCACAGGCCGAAAGCATCGTTTGCGCGGAATCCTCAGAGGTCCATAGCGCGCTGGCCGTAAGGGCTTTTGAGTCAATCGTGATGGTTGTTGTTGTTTTGTCCGTAGCGATTTGCGGCTTGGCTGGGATTGTGGCGTTGACATCGCAGGAAAACGGGCGGCTCCAAGGGGAGTTAAGCCGAGCGGATTCAGAACTCAGGAAGATGAGAAGCAATTAATATGACTGAAATCGGACTAATCACTTGGTATTTGGTTCAGTTGGTCCTGTGGGCAGGGCCTTTTGGCGTGGGGGTATTCTTGGCGGCGATTGCGGGGGCTGCGTTCTATGCGGGTTACTCGATGCGACCCAAAGCCGATAAGCCGATGGGGGCCCAAAAGCTCGACCATATCAAATATGATATACAGCCCGATGGCACACTAGGCCCGGGTGATAATCGAGGGCTGGAGGGGCCGGAATAATGGCATCGAACGGACCTCCCCCAAAACCCGATATGCGATTTGCCATATCGCCTCCGCCCCCAATCAAGAGGGCGGTTGTGATGGCCGTCAGAGAGCGTATTTCCGTGCGAATGGATGCAGGAAGCGTTGTTGCAACGGGATTGCTTGGTATCGCTCTCGCGTCGGATGGCTCAAGCGTGGAGGATGGCGAATGAAGCGGACAAGGCGGTATGCGGCTAGGACAATTTTGTTTGTGTTGCTTGTCGTAGCGTCTCCGTTTGCGATAACCAAAATCCTTGCCGACGCGCTGTTTGATTTTGCCGTTTGCCCGATGCTTGAAAGCCTGGAGGTAATCGCCAATGACGACTGAATTCACAGGCTACAACCCCGCAATCGAGAACCGCGACGAGATCCGAGCAACTTCGATCGAGCTTGGGTTTACGGTTGCAGACTATCAGGCTCCGGAGGAAATCGACTTCCGAAAGCTAATTAGGCATGATATGCAAGGCAATATGGGCTCTTGTGGCGGGTTCGGTAACACGAATTGCGGCGAGGGCCTTTGGGCTTTAAGTCACGGAGAAATGAGCAACGAGCGGCAATTTTCCCCCACGTTTAGTTACCTTGAGGCTCAGGGACGCGATGGCTTGCTAGGCTCGGATCGAGGATCGACCATCAACAGCGGTTTGAAGATCAGCAAGGAAATAGGCTACCTTCCATTGAAACATCTGCCTTACTCGACGCCATACCCCCGCAACGCTCGCACGCTCATAACCGATGAAATGCGGCGGCTTGCTAGCCCATTCAAGGTGCGTTCCAGCACTTGGCTCGAATCGTACGACGCGATCAAAAACTACATGGCGGCAGGCGTCGGAGTTTGTTTTGTTGGCTCGATTTGGAACCAGTCGCTATACGCTCGGAACGGTGTGCTGGAATCGATTTCAATGGCGAATGGCGGCGGCCATGCGTATTGTTTTGCGGGCTACTCGAAACGCAAAGACACCAAGGGCCGGAACTACCTCTGGCGATTGAATTCGCACAACGATTCTTGGACCGAAATTTCCCCCGAGGTAATCGATCAGCTTTGTCGACACGAATACACATCCATCGTCGGCGTATCGGATCTTTCGACGCCAGGACCAAGGGCGGTATCTTGGATGCAATCGAGGCCACTAGGATGAACGAAAAAGGGAGTCCAATCTTGTTGATACTTATACTTGGTTTGCTTTATTGGGCGTCGATTCCTACAGCGCCAGACCCTACGCAATGCGACTTACTGGACACGGCGCCGTTGATCGAAGAGGTCGCAAAGGTTGAGTTTGTCGCTCCCCCAAAGGAACCGGACCCTATGCCAAGCCCCTCGGACAAGCCACACGAGGCAGTGAAGCGCGAAATCCTGGTTTTCCTAGCCCCCAAAGATCAAAAGTGCGAACCTTGCGACCGATGGAAGCGGTGCGAAATGCAGCGTTTCATGGATGCTAAATGGGAGGTTGCTATTTTCGATGAGCCTCACAGCTACGGGCGAACGCCGACATTCGAGCTAAAATCAGGCGATAAAAAAGCGACCTTGACAGGCTACACGACCCTAGAGCAAGCAGCGGAGGCGTTGAGATGAGTTGGTTTTTCTTGGCTCAATTGACGAGCAACGACACTTCGATCATCGCCATCGGAACAGCAATTGCCGGGGCTTTGACCTCGGCGAACGTGTACCAGTACTTGCTGAGTCGCAAAGACTACGAAGAATGCCGATCGGACAGGCAGAGACTCGGCGAAAAGATTGAATCACTACAGGCTGAAATGGTCAAGCTAGCTAGAGGGGGCGAACAATGACATACAGAAAAGCAATCGAATCTATCAGCGATTGGCAAGAAATGACCGATGCGGGCGTCATTGCGGCGGTCAAGGCGAAATCCTTCCTCTATGTTGACTCCGATCGATGGACCCTGCTTGGTATTGCCCAAATCATCGGGCCGACCGAAGTGACGGCATTCATCGCCTTTTGCGAGGCTATCGGTTTTGGCTGGATTGCTACCCAAGCGGCGGGCTCAGGTCTGCCCATTGGAGATCCGGTTTTCAATTCTCAACTGTTGGCGATTCATGACCCTCGATGCCAAGCTATCGCAGCGGCAGGGCGGCGGTATATTTCAGCTTGCGAGCGGTTTGGCGTTGCTGAAAACGACACGGCGATACAGGCGGCAATCAGCCTTTTGAGGCTTGAAATCGATCGAAAGGCAATCCGAAAAGAGGGCTCGGACACCTACAACGAATTCTGCCAAGTAGTCGACCAATGGGACGGGACCGGCGAAAGGCCGAGCTTGTGCGCTAATGGCAATTAGTCGAATTAGCTCGGCTACCAATAACGGAACAGGCGTTACCCTTGGCACTCACGCCAAGGGCAACACAATTTTGTATTTGGCGTACAACCAGGGCTCGGGCGTCATTCCTACACTGCCCACAAACGTGCTAGGGCTGTACAATCGCTCGAGTAGTTCTGGTTCGCAGCGGATCGGTTATTACATCGCGGACTCGGCATCCGAAACAGTCGGTACAACTGGGTGGACGAATGCGGACAACGTGACTGCCTTGGTGTACGGCGGCGGTTCAAGCTCAATCGTTGTGCCTTCTTTTTTGTCGGTTGGTTCAGGTACTTCGACAACTATTACCTATACTGCGCAAGTTGCCGGTACGCTAAAAGAAAATGCCGCCGACCTTTGGCTGGTGGGATTCGGCATGAACAACAGCGTCTTGAACAACCTCTCTTCGCTGGCTCCGTCTGGAATGTCGAGCGTCAACAATTCGGTCGGGGCTAATTTTGAGGTTGCGACCTACGACACAAACGCAACTCGAACCACTGCATGGCCATCAACGAACGTGACAGCAGCCAACTCCGCGACGTACTTCACCATCGTCATTGAACTGCTTGAGCTTGACCACAAAACAACCAGCGGCGGCGGCTTAATTTTGGCCAGGGCAATGGATGGAGGCTATTCAGGGTGAGCAAGCAAAAAACAACCAGGGCAAAAACCAGTCGATCACTCCCGATCTTCATCGCCGACACAAGCAGCACAACGGGCGGCGGGCTTAGCGGGGTGACGCACTTATCTAGCGGGCTTGTGCTTGAGTACAGGCGGCAAAACCAATCGACATGGACGAGCGTTACTGCAGTTTCCAAAACTCTTGGAACTTACGTCTCAGGCGGCATCGTCGCAAGTGGAGCGCTAGCAGGGCGTTATGAGGTAGATTTTCCCGATGCGGCTTTTGCGTCGGCAGCGGGCGTGGAATGGGTTGAACTTTGCGTTCGGGGTGTTGCCAACATGCTCCCGGTACTTATTGAAATCGAGCTTGACGCGGTTGATTACCAGGATGCGGCGGCGTTTGGGTTAAGTCGGATCGATGCGACGATCGGAAGCCGAGCAACGCAAACCAGCGTTGATACGATCGATGATTTTATCGATACCGAGGTGATAGCGATCAAAAACAAGACGGATTTGATTGTGGCGTTCCCTGCCAACTTCGGAAGTCTTGGTATCACGGCTGGCGGGGCGATCGCGGAACTTGGGGCTAACGCACTTCAGGCCAACGACCTGTACACGCCGATCAGTCAGGCCGTTTGGAACGCATTGACGACGACGACCTGGGTTGCCGATAGCTTCGGTAAGTACATCTTGATTTCAAACAACAACAACCGATCAGTGCAGGTGACTGGCGCGGGATCCGGGCATGTTGCAGCGGACATTCACGCACTACAGGCAGGCGTGATAACTTCGGCGGCATTTGCGGCTAATTGGCTTACGGCAGCTGGATTGGCAGCGGATGCGGTTGGCGAAATTGCCGATGGCGTTTGGGATGAGGCAACGAGCGGACACACAACGGCAGGCACAACGGGCAAGGCTCTTATCGACTCAGGGGCAGCGGGTAATCCGTGGTCTACGGATCTTGCTACAGGCTACAGCGGAACGCAGGCGGGGAACATCCTGAATCAAGTCAAGGGCCAAACCGACTTGATTACGGCAGGCGGGACGGTCAATGTTACCAGTCCAGTGACGGCAACAGGCCAATTGGCAAGCCCGTTGATAATAGGTGACGATTACCTAGCAGCCAATGGAAGGCGGTTCAGATGGACCGTGGCGTTGCCTAGCGGGTATGTTATTGCGACATCGACGGCTCGTTTCGGCATGCGGTATGAGGACGATGAGGGCGTCAATTCCTTCATCGCTACTGGGACCGTGACAGATGCAACGGGCGGAAATGTTCACCTCGATTTTGACGTTGCTAAGACTGTCACAGGAACGCTCCGACCTGGTTGGTACGAATGGTCGGTCGAGATTGTCAGCGGTACAGGCGTTGAAGTTACGCGGGTTAAGAGCGGGAAGAACGTAGAGTGGCAGGAGAAGCAAACGTGATAGGCCCCCATAAGCTTAGGTACTTCCACTCAATTAGCCCTTTTAGAATGCGGGGATGAC